GACATTCTTGTACCATTGACCATTGAAGAAACGCCTCCTTTCTTAATTGGGTTGATATGATTGATGCCACAAATGTTAGTGAACCACCAGCTCCCAAATTCTTAACCAAACACGTGTGTCATTAGTATCTTCTCGACGTACAGTAGCATTTGGTTTTGGTGTGCATCATATCTTTCGAAGTCAATCTCTATGAAAGTGCCCTCAGTTCCGAGTCTCTCTGCTATTACTGGTGCGACAGAGTCTCTAGGTATGTGACCAATATACCATTCTTTTGTCTTGAACTGCTTTGTGAGTCTGAGTGCAATCTAATTTGTGAGGACTTTGAGTGTGTTTGCTCTAGACTGTATTTTCCTGGGTACTGCCTCTTTCAAATTAATCTCTCTTTTGAGAAAAGAACTAACTCTGTTGTCAACATGTCTTTTGAAATCCAATATTTCAGTTCTTTACCTTTTGTATAGTTTTGTTTTGGATTTCATGAATTTGGCATCTTTTAGATATTAGTCGAACATCTTTTAGTTCTCTTCAGGATTGTTGACTGCTTTGGCTCCTTCCTCGTCATACTCGAAGTTGTTGGTTATGTACTCAGTTGCGTACTGAAGGAATGCTGCCCAGACCGCCATGTTGTCTGATGGTAATTGTCTGCTAACCTGATGTCTTGCAATTGTTGATGTGACCTGGTTGTGATAGCAATCACGTGGTATGTATGGAACCCCTTGGGTGATTGGTAGTAAGTGGAATGCACAACTTTGGTCTCCACAGCAATATGCTTCTTTAGGTTGTTTGTGGATGCTCCCTTGGTATGATTCATTGACGAAACCCATACAATAGCTTTGTAGCTCATGAGGTCCCAATTCTTTGACTGGAGGTTTCTGCTCAAGCTCGAATTTGACTTCGTGTTGTGTCATGATTTGGGAATCTTATGCAATTAGGTCACGGTTGGGCACACCAATTGTGTTGTAAATTCTTTGTCGCTGACCAAAGACATTTCTGATTGCCCAGTCGATTGAGTTCTAGACCTATTCATTCTTTGGGTCAATGCAGTTTTTGCAATAGAGCTCAACGTGCCTCTTTCCTTGAGCTTGTTGGGTCATGTAGAGGTAGCAGTGGTTGGTGTGGGTGCAAAGCCATAGTGAGGTGGTGGTTTTGCTATTGATTGGGGTGGTTACTATTGATGTTTTCATAGTTTGTCCATCAAAGCATAGTCCAGAGTTGAAAGAACATCCAAACACCACGACTTTGTGACTAAGAATGACTGCAACTCTCATGATTGCTGGCAAGTTCATTCCTTTAGTCTTGTCATACACGGCCTTATCCACGTG